GGTCAATAGCCTCAGCGATAGCGTTTGGATCACCAATGCCAGTGTTTACAATAATTGTGTTACCGCCACCACCCATAGCAGAGCCAGGGAAACCGCTAGAGGCGTAGTTGCCTGCTGTAGATGAATAACCTCCACCACCGACTATAGGAACAAAACTGCCAGCAGCCAAAGCATCAAGGAGTGAAGGAGCTCCTGCTGCTGTTGTTGTGCCTGCCACTGCTGAAGTGCTAGTGGCTGTGCCACCACTAATCTTGCCTAACAAAGCAATAGCAGCATTTAGGTTGGCTAGGTTAATTAGATCCTTTGGAAGGATTGAATCAAGAATAGACTTGATGTCTCTTAGTTTAAGATCCTGATTAGTAAGCACACCAAGGATCTTTAAGTCTGCATTTAGTTTAGCCGTTGCATTAGCGATGGCTGCGACATCATTAGACTTAATTGCTTCTTCTAATTCCAAAATAGATTGCTTAACCTCAAGGCGAGCAAGGTCGTTAGTAATCTGTAACAGTTGCGCTTGACTAGTAACCTTGCCTAGTTGCTCCGCTGCATTCTTCTCAGCTGCTGCTAACTGGATCTTCTCCATGTCAAAGACATTAGATCCCTTGCCTAAAGCTAGGTTAGCCTTATCAATGGCTGCCTTTAATTGCTTGGCTTTGAGTTGCTTTAATTCTTCTGCTGTTATCTTCTTGGTGGTTTTAAGAGTAATGATTGCATAACTAGACTCTAACTCGGCTAGGTGAGCAAGCCCATTCATAGCGCGAGCAGCTGCTGCTTCTTGCTTCTTTCTTTCAGCCGCACCGATCTTGCTTAAGATACCTAAGCCAGTTGCTTGCATAGCAAACTTGAGTCCGGGCAAATTAACTGCTGCTGGAATGCTTTTTAATGCTTCCAGTAATACGCCTACGCCTCTAATTGCATCGGCAGTAAATAGGGCAAAGTCCTCCATGCCAGCTGCAAGATCATCGACTGTAGTGTCATCGCTCAAACCCTTGAGTGCATCTATGATGCCTGTACCGATGATTTCTTGAACGTTGGCAGATGCAACAGATAACTTGTCCATTGAACCTTGGAAGGTATTAGCAGAGGCAGTAGCAGCACCTGCAAAGGTAGTTGAAAGTTGATTCATTACCTCATCAAAGGACTTAGCCTTTAGATCAGCCTTAGAAATGCCTACGCCTAATTTACCTAGTGCTGTGTTATTCCCTAAATATGCTTTGGAAATTGCGCTTGTTACGGAGGCTAAATCTCGTCCTGTGGACGCACTAATGTCTAGAGCGATCTGCAATAACTTCTGGCTTTGGGCTGTGTTCCCTGTTGCTACGGCTAACTGCTGATAGGCAGGGCGCAGCTTGTCATCGACTACACCGAACTCTGATTGCAGTCTCTGGATGAAATCTTCTGAGGCTGCGACATCTCGACCAAGCCCTACATTCTTAAGAGCTAGTGCTAACTGCTTCTGTGCCTTCTCATCAGCGGCTGCTGCCTTGACTGAAGCCTTAGCGTAATTCAAGACTGCTGTAGCACTGAAAGCCACGCCAAGAGTCTTAGCCATGTTCTTGATGTTTTTAGTTAATTTATCTGTAGAGGTCTCAGCACTTTTAAAGGCTTTATTGCCAGTGAACTCTGCTGCAATATCAATAATTATATTTGCCATGATTAACCTCTCGCCTTGGCTGTTGCGTTAAGTTTATCGGCTGCTGTCTTAATAGCATTAAGGACTGACTCTCTAGCTTTGCCTTGGTTTTCTTCATAAGCACGATACAGGGCGCGACCTTCCATCTTGCCATCGCCTTTCATCTGTGCACCAAACTTGCCATTCTGGTTTTGCACAAAGCGACTGCTAGGAGTTTTGCGACCCATAGTTTCATAGATTGCTCCAGCTGCGGTTTTGTTAAAGACACGAGCGAGCGATCTAAATCCTCTGCGATTAGGCTTTGATGGTGAAGTCTTATAGCCAATGCCAGCCTTAACTTGGCGAGCAGAGTAAGCAGGGAACCTAGCCTGAGAGTTATCTCTTGGCAGCCATCCGCTTAGGACTGATCCGTCATCTGGAAGATAACCTTTAGCAGTCTTAGTGATTGGCTTTAAGGCTCCAGCGATCTCCTTCTGAGTTTCTTTACCCAGATCAGGAGCAAACTTACGTAAGGCTTTGCGGAGTTCAACGGCGCCCTTTACGCTTGCTGGCATCGTCTACCTCCTTTGCTTCATCTCTGAGACCTTGCAGTAGTGCATCTAGCATGGTCTTATCTAGTTCTAACAGTTGCTGTGGCGCGATTCCCAATCTAATGCTTAGCCTAGCGATTAGATAGGTGAACGGAAGATCGCGCTTTAAGCTAAAGGGTCTGAGTCAAGCACCTCAACACTTTTAAGTGTCTCAATGAAGTCCATCCCGAAAGGCTTAACAGTTTCACCTGACCTGCGTGTTACTTCCCATGCTAGCCAATAGACATCGCTCTGCTTTTCTTCATCGCGGAACGCCTTATGGAAGCCCTTTTTAGCGTACTGCTCAAACGAATACTCCACTGCTGGAGTGATCTCGCCTTCTAATACGCTTCCATCTAGTCGAACGATCTTTAACTTTGCCATGGTTTGCCCCTTTGTTTAGTTTTTTAGAATGTGCCTGTAGTGGCTACTGCAACAGTCGAGTTACATGTGAATGTAATTGACTGTGTACCAATATCGCCTACTGCGCCATTGATGTCTGTTGTGTTATTGACAAGGATTGAGACAGTGTAGAGAGGGTTAGTCGCTGATACTGCTGTTCCCTTTGTCTGTAGGAATACAGCTGTGACTGTGGTTCCCCATGCTGCCTGTAGTGTTGCCAATACGTTTGCTGTTGCTGTGTCGTTTAGGAAGTCGATTGTCACTGTAGATGACTCCAAACCCTTTACGAATTTGTGGCTGGAATCACCCATACTGGTGATTTCTAGTTCATCGAATACGCGGTTGATTGTTACTGCTGTAACATGGTCTGAAAGATCGACTGTGTTGATCTTCACGCCCACATTGTTATTTAGAAATACAGCCATGAGATTATTCCTCGTCTTTCTTAGTAGTTACTGGCTTTGGTGCTGGGGTGCTAACCTGCCCGATTTTCTTCAGGAAGGCTTCATTCTCTTTTTCCCACTCGGACATATTAACTCCAACTCGTTAGGATACTGACTGACATCTCGCAGCTGAGTAGGTCTCCCGATCCAGCGTTAAGAATACTTGGTGCGCTTACTGCGCTCACATTATACGTTAAAGATGATGCCGCTAACTTAGCGAACACGCCACAGACGAAATCTTCTATTCCGTTCAAATTTCCTTCGTTATCGAAGAGCGGCGCCACTATCAGCAATTTAAAGGATGCCATAGGGCTAATACCAATATGCTGATTATTAGTAGGTGTTATATATGGATCATCTGGAGACACGATTACAGAATTAGCCAGTACCACAGATGGAGGAAAGGCAAAGACTTGATATTTATTATTGTCTACTAGCGCAGTGGCTAAAGTAGTCCGGAGGGTTGTTATCGCTACTGGAGGCATTAGCCCACCATTGAGCGTGGATCTAGTGCGTGTGCGATCAAACCTCGCACCTTAGCGAGAAGCTGTGCGCTCATTCGGTAAGGGCTTGGCTGGAAATCGACAGCGTTACTGCCTGAAAGGGTGGCTGTACGCGCTTGCCAGATTTCAACAGATATCATTAAAGCTGCTTGCTGGACTGCTTTATCTTCTGCCCAGTCTGTTGTCACATCTGCTGTAACTGTGCCATAAGGATTAACATTATGGCGTGGGGTTGCTGCTGGAGTTCCAGTTATGGTGTAACTGATTGAATAATCGCCTACTTCTGTAATAGTTTTAGATCCATTAAAGTGTGACTTATTGCCAGTTACGACAACTGTTTCACCAACATAGAATATATCTTTAACTAATTGGTCAAAGTATAAAGTGCCTTTTGTGGTGGTGTTTTCATGTGCAATATTGAAATAAACATCTGCCCAAAGCATTGGAAGTAGGACTGCATCAGATGCATCGCATACTTCCTGAAGGACAGCATCTGTATACAAAGTACCCACTCCGAGGGTTGTACGGAGTTCTGAGACTGTTGTAAGTGCCATGATGTCCTTTCTAAAGACTCTAGGGGATCGGAGGGCTACCGACCCCCTAGAGCGACTTAATTTGTTATTACTGCTTGTTGTTCTTAAATGCGCCTGCTGCAACCTTAGTTGCGATTGCGCCAAAGCCGTAATAACCGATTGTTACCTGTCCTGCTGCTGTTGATTCAGCGCGTAGGCGGTATGTTGGTGACTCGTACCAAGTGTATGCATCTGGGTTCACGATAAGGATTGTGCCATCGCCATCGCCAGCGTTTGTTGGATCAACGTATAGGTTGAGTCCTGCAACGTTACCTGTCAATGATGTTGGTGCTACTGCTCCGCCAGCGTTCATTGGCTGTGATGCTGTGTAGATTGGACGTCCTGCATCGTTGAGAGACATGATGTTAGACCATTGTCCTGTTGATACGACCATGTTGCGAGCAAATGGGTTTGGTAGTCCTGCTGTTGCTGCGTATACAGAAGCTGATCCGCGAGCGACAATTCCTAGCAATTCTGCTGCTGTTGGATATGTCACTGTTGTTGTTGCATCTGCTGTTGCGCCTGAGATAAGAGCAGCGTTTACTGCTGCGTTTGTTGTCTTTGCGTAAGCTGCTGCCATGTTGCGTACTAGCTCATCAAAGAATGCTGGAGAAGTACGATCTAGCAATTCAACAGAGAATGTCTGCTGTCCTGCATACTTCTTAACAGATACTGATAGGAACGCTGAGTTCTGATCTGTCTCTGTAAATGCTGCGCCTTCTGCAACTTCACCAACTGTTGGCATTACTGTGATCTTTGGGATCTCAAATGTCATACCTGCATCTGGCAATACTCCACGAGAGATTGCGTCAATGCTTGGACGGATTGTTGTACCTAGTGGGTTGATGATTTCAGATAGTTGGCGTGTTGGTACAAGACCAGCGTTATCTGTTGTGTCATCTGCTGCTAATAGGTATTGACGAGCTGACTCGTCTCCTAGTGCTGCACGGATTGTGTTTTCTGCATACTTAGCTGCTGTCAATTCGATACGTGGCTTTGTAAAGTATGCTGCTGAAACAGTTGGGCGAGCAGCTTCAACCGCTGGTGCTTCAACTGGTGTTGCTTCGACTGCTGGAGTGGTGTTTTCCACGGTGGCTGTCTCGCTTTCT